AACTGCGCGCTCTCCATCATCTCGAAAGGAATCCGCCGTGTGGTATCATCTCCAATGTCTTCCGAGTTTGCTTCGCGATGGCGCGCAGAAACTTTCCTCTCGCGTGACCTCTTTCGCGAGGCGAGCGTGGTATGTAACTTCTGACGAACTCATTCCGTGGGCGGTGGCCATCCTCATCGTCATCTTCCTCGCCGCTTCCCTCGTCCTCCCCATCCTCGCAGGTGTGTGGCTATGGCAACAGATTACAAACTGAAGACCACCATCAACAAGTTCCCGCCCGGAACCCCCGTGCAAATTCAGCTTGACCCCAAGTATACGGTTGAGCTAGGTACCTCCTACGACATCGTCCTCCCGGATGGGACGCAGTCGTGGGCCTACCTCGATGAAATCGAATGGAGTGAATCATGCCAACCTTCTCCCAGCACCCCAACCAGCGGCGCGTGAAGTTGCTGCTGGTGGGTGACCCCGGTGCCGGCAAGACCGGCCTGCTAGCAACCCTCGCCAACCAGGACTTCAAGGTTCGTATCCTCGACCTTGACAACAACCTCGCCATTCTCGCTGCCTACCTCAAGGCGGGCAAGGCGGACAACATCTCCTACTACTCGATCCCCACCAAGGACCCCGACTCGTGGAAGAAGTCCATCGCCATCACCACCCAGTGGAAGCTCCCAGACGAGGACCTCGGTGACCTCACCACGTGGGATAGCAACACCGTCCTCGTCGTCGACAGCGCCACCTTCTGGAACGACACGTGCATGGCCCAAGTCCTCAAGGAGAACAACGTGGCCGACGACAAGGCCGGCTTCGACCAATCCCTGTGGGGCGTAATGTCGAAGCGCTTCGAGAACCAGGTGGCGCGCCTCACCTCCGACCGCTTCAATTTTCACTTGATCCTCATCTCCCACATACGTATGATCGAGAACAAGAAGACGGGTGGCGTCATGCGCGCCTTCCCCTCCTTCCTCGGTCAGCAACTCCCCAACATCGTGGCCCGCTACATGAACAACGTCTGGCTCGCAACCCGGAAGGATGGCAAGCCCGTCCTCCACACCCAGACCACTCGTGACATGGGCTACCTGAAGTGCAGCGCACCCCACAAGGTCGCCGCCGAAGCGCCATTCGATCTGGGCGCTATCTTCAAGCAGATCGAAAACTGAAAGGAACCAACACATGTCTATGCTCACCACCGCCTTCAAGCTCGACGAGATCGAGAACACCCGCTTCCACCCGCCGGGCCGCTACCGTGGCTACATCACCGGCTGGGAGAGCGGCGTCGCTGGCACCGGCACCGAGTACATCGTCTTCTCCCTGAAGGCCAACGAGGCCCTCTCGGGACAGGACATGTCGGGTGTGCAGATGGAGCGCATCCTCGACTCCCGCCGCTTCTACCTCAAGCCCGGCAGCAAGGTGAACACCCAGTTCTGGGATGCCGTGCGCAACGCCATGCCCGACTTCAAGCAGCATATCCGCACCACGACGGGCAAGGAAGAGGTGGAGACTCGTGACGCCGCCGAACTGATCGTCGGCACCGAGGTGGACTTCGACTACCTGCCCGAGACCAACAAGCAGACGGGCAAGGAGTACATCAGCGTCCAGCGCTGGAAGAAGTCGGCGTAAGCCGCCTCCCCTAGGGCGTGTGGTGGCGTCCTCAAGGAGACAGGTAAGGGGATGTACCTGTCTCCACCACCACCCCCCTTCCACCCTAACTGCGGGGTGGTACTGAGGGCGAGTGGCGGCGTCCAACAACAGCAAGGCAATACCTTACCCCGCAGTGCAGGCATGGAGGGGGTATTGCCCACCGCCACCCCTACATACGAGGCACCACCATGTTGATCCTCCTCGACTACCCCAGCGTCCAGGATCTCAAGGAGGGCAAGCCCATCACCGGGTACCCTGCCGCCCTCATGCGCATGGCCACCCGCTACGCAGGGGTGGGGCAGTGCGAGGTGCGCCTCCTCTTCCCCGAACCTCCGCGCTTCGGCAACCCCTCCAGCTTCTTCCACCCCAAGAAGGACTGTCCCAACGAGGTGGTGGCCAACCCCCTTCACCCCAAGCTGGGCTTCCTGCGAAGCGATCTCCTTCCCCACTACAAGCGGGTGCGTGATGAAAGCAGGGGTGCACCCCTTGTCCTCGCCCTTGGGGACTTGGCCTTCTGGGCCCTCACCGGAGAGAAGCTCACCGACCTCCGAGGTACCATCCATCACACCCCCTCAGGGCTGAGGGTGCTAGGCAGTCACAACCCGCGCGCCATCATCAAGGACCAATCCCTCCTGCCCATCCTCTCCATGGACATGAAGAAGGCGTGGGAGGAATCCATCAAGCCGCGCAGCGTATTCCGCCAGCGCACCATCCACGTCATCGAATCTCTCCCCGACATGGACCAGGCCATCGCCGCCTGCCACCGCAGCGGGGAGTTCGCCTTCGACATCGAAACCTCCAAGGGACAGATCACCATGATCTGTTTTGCCCCCAACCCCCACGTCACCTACGTCCTCCCCTTCTGGTTTCACTCCCACTCCTTCTGGGACGAGCCTACCGAGGTGGCCCTCTACCTTAAGGTGCAATCCCTGCTGGCCTCCCCCCTCCGCAAGGTAGCCCACAACGCCGTCTACGACCTGACCTACCTCATGGCGGCGGGCCTCAAGGTGCGCTTCCCCGTGGAGGACACCATGCTCAAATCGCATAGCAACGAGATCGAGTGGTTGAAATCCCTGGGCTTTTTGGGTAGCATCTACACCAACGAGAAGGCATGGAAACTCATGCGCGTCGGCAAGGTGAAGGACAGGAACAAGAAGGATGAGTGATGCCAGTGGAACTCCTGAGTTCCGAGTGGGACTCGGTAACCTACGACCTTCTCATACCAGAGGATAACGAGCGCAGCCTCCGCCCCGAAGAGCGCCTCTTCCTTGCGGTGATTGTGCAGGCCATCGAGGATGCCACCTCCCTGAAACCCTCGCCCCACCGGGAGCAGGCGCGCGCCATCCTCTTCTCCTCCTCCGCCACCCCCATCAAGGATATGTGTATCCTCCTCTCCATCGAACACGACTACCTCTTGCGCGGGGTCAAGAAGATGATCGAAGAGGGGAGGACGCTGCGCCGTGACTCCCTATAAGTCGCCGCCCCTCCTCTTCGTTACCTGCACCCCCTCCGGGATGGTAGCCAACTGCGTGGTGGAGGGCCAGCACCACCGCCTCCCTCTCACCCCCACCCACGTCCTCACCCTCATCTCCCAACTTGTAAGTGCCCTGGAGTTCCACCTCAAATGCGCACCTACGTCACCGACAACCTCCCCAACCTTGCCGCCGACCCCACCCTCCAGCAAATAATCTACAACGGGCTGGATGGCATGCTCACCATGGAGGTGGACAAGGCCATCCCGCACACCTCCACCTACGAGTTCGAGCGCAGCCTCCTCCCCCTCGCCCTCACCATGATGGAGCGGGGCATCCTCGTGGACATGGCCAGGCGCGACCAGATGGTAGAGTACCTGCGCACCCTCCACGCCAAGGTCATCTCCAACTTCAACTACATCACCCAACACGTGTGGGGCATAACCATCAACCCCCGCAGCTACATCCAGATGCAGGACCTCCTCTACAAGCGCCTCTACCTCCCCGAGATCATCTCCTCCAAGAAGGGGGAGAAGAAGGTCAGCACCGACCGGGATGCGCTGGAAAGGCTGGGCCGGGACTACGCCAGGGCCCGCCCCATCGCTGAACACCTCCTGCGGATGCGCGACCTAGAAAAGACCATCGACTCCCTCACCAAGAAGCTATCCCCCTCGGGGCGCTGGCATGCCAACTTCAACATCGCCGGCACCGACACCGGCAGGTGGTCGAGTAGCAGCCACCCCTTCGGTTGGGGCTCCAACCTCCAGAACATCGACGACTACGTGCGCCGCATCTTCATCCCCGACCCCGGCCACATCTTCTTCAACTGCGACCAGCAGGGTGCAGAGGCCCGCGTCGTCGGCTACGTAGCGGGGGACGAAGGCTACATCAAGGCCATCGAGTCGGGGGATGTGCACACCATGGTCGCAGCCATGGTCTTCGGCTTCGAGCCCCGCCGTGAGTTGGCCGACCGCAAATACTACCGCGAGATGTCCTACCGCGACATTGCCAAGCGCGCCGCCCACGGTAGCAACTACGGGGGCACCGCCCGCACCATCGCCCAGGTCCTCAAGGTAGAGATCAAGATCATCGAGGAGTTCCAGGCCAAGTACTTCCGCGCCTTCCCCAACATCAAGAAGTGGCAGGTGTGGGTGGCGCAGCAGGTGCAGGAGGAGCGCTACCTCGTCACGCCCTTCGGGCGACGCCGCAACTTCTGGGACAATCCCCGCGACGACTCCACCGTGAGGGCGGCCATCGCCTACGTCCCCCAGAGTACGGTGGGTGACCTCACCTCCCGTGGCCTCCTCGCCCTGCACACCACTCTCAGCGACGTGCAGGTCCTCAACAACATCCACGACGCGGCCTTCGGCCAGATCCCCCTCCACCTCAAGGACACCCTGGTGCCCCGAATAGTGGAGACCCTCACATATCCCTTGCAGGTCAAGGACATATGGGGTAACATTCGGGAGATGCTAATCCCTTGGGAATCCCAAACGGGGATGAACTGGGGGAAGCGGAAGAAGGACAACCCGGATGGACTCGCCTGACTTTCTCGCTAGCAAATTCCATAGCCAGATGCTAGCTAACCGCATCCGCGCCTACTGGCGCAAGCGTGGCATCGAAGTCAACGTGTGGGTAGAGAAGGAAGCCAACGTCCATGTCCTCCGCAGCAATCTCCAGTTCTCGTTTCCGCCTTCCCAACAGGCGTGAGAGCACGGTCGAAGACCTCTACTTCAACGGCGAGCGCTACCACCTCTCCTACTCCTCCCTCCATGGGAAGGTGTGGGAGGTCTTCATCTCAGGGCCCAGGGCGGGCACCGACCTCTACGCCATCTGCTGCACCGCCGCCACCCTCATCTCCCTCGCCCTCCAGCATGGCGTCCCCCTCTCCACCATGCGAGAAGCAGCGCTGCGCGACAAGGAAGGCAACCCCGTAGAGATCGTGGGAGCCGTGCTCGATGTCCTCTCCGCATCTGGGGCATAGGCCCGCCTACCTGGGCAAGGACAAGCCCACGCGCATCCAACGCAAGGGCCTCCTCTACGAGAAGAAGGTGGCGCGCGCTCTGGTGGAATGGGCCGGCCCCCACGATTTCATCCTGTGGGGCCAGTGGATCTATTGGGATCGCGCCGTCTGCCAGCCCGACCTCCTTTTGATTCCCCCCAAGGGTCCCATCGTGGTGGTGGAGGTGAAGCTCACCCGGAAGCGCAACGTGGAGAAGAAGCTACGGGAAGTGTATGGGCCCGCCGTGGATCGCATCTTCGCGGGGAGGGGCGTGGCCTTCGCCCAAATCTACAAGAACCAGGATGGGGGAACCGCCCACGGGTTCGACCTGGACCTGCTGCGGAACCCCGCCCCCTACTCCTACACCGAGATCTTCTGGCGCTAGCCCAGCAGCAACTGCAGCTTCACGGTCTCAAGCAGGCCCGTCATCTGGGTGGGGGAGATGAGGCCCGCCACCGTAGCCAGCGTCTCCCCATCCTTGGAGGTGGCCACGATCACCATCCCCTCCACATTCCCTTCCTCCACCATCTTCCTGAATTCGGCAAAGGCCTGGAGGATTTCGGGATTGCCGGTGTCCCCCTCGCTGGCGGGGCGCATCCCCTCGGGAATCTTCTTCCCCCGGAAGTCCATGATATCAGCCACGCTTGATCTCCTTCAGCATCTTCTTCGCCATCTTGCCCACGTTCTTGGGCTTGCCCACCGCCATCTTCTTCTTCATGGGCGGCCTCGAAATCTGGGCGGGGATGTTGGCGCGCGTGATGGTCATGAGTGAAACTCCTTTGGGGATCTTGAAGTAGAGTTGGGTGGGAGCGGGATGCCCTCGACAGGCGGCCATCAACTCCTCGATCTCCTGCTCCGTCACCTTAGCTTCCTCTTCTTGGTGATGCAGCCCAGGGGGATCATCATCTCCCCCCAGTAGCTGGGATCATTGGTGTCGTGGAGGTCCATCGTACTGACGATAAGGACGCTGGTATCCGTCACCTTGTGGACCCAGCCCACAGTGCGGATGTGGGGGGCGGCGAGAGAGTCGATCTCCTTCTTCTCCCGCCACTCATGGCCGCCCAGCGTCGCAGCGTCCACCCACTCGATGTAGTAGAGGTCACCCGCCTTCATGACGCTCTAG